TGATTACCACTCTTGTCAAACAATGTAGGCATCACTTTCTGACTACCATCTCTGTTCTTGCGAGTGCTATCCATACCAGACAAACTGATTTCCCACTTACCATCTGAAGAAACGTGTTTGAATACTTTCTTTTCGCCTTGACGACCATCGGGCTTCTTTACCCATTTGATCTTAGTCGATTCGTGAAACTGTTTGAAAGATTTCATTTTTAGTCTCTATTCGGGTTATCTTCAATGGCATCTTTTACACTCTTTTTATTAGATTGTGTAAACGACCAATCCCAGTCACGAGTTTTCTTATTGTACTTCAATGCTTGATATTCTCCACGAGAATAAAGAGCCTTCTCAACCTTCCATCGATTACCATCAATAGTGGCTTCTATTTCGCCATTTGGACCTGCTTTCTTCCATCTGACTTTTGCTTCGTGAAACTGTTTGAAAGATTGCATTTACTTTAACCCTTTGAATGGATTCTTCTTTCTAGTACCTGGTTTTAGAGAATACTTAGACTCAGGCATCTTAGCAATTTTAACTTCTGCTTGAATCTCATAGTACTGTGATCTAGTCGCTACACGAACTTTGAACGGCCCAGTACCAGATAGTTTGGGTACATCTCTGGGAACATTAAGAGGATTAGTTGATCCTATCATATAGAAATCATCGCCCGCTTGCATATAATATGCAGGTTCTGCTTTGTTGTTTAGATAGTGATCTGTAACTACAGCACCCAAATCAACATTTGGCAAAGCCGCAATGTATCGATTGATGCCAGGTTGAGCAAAGAACTCTTTCATCACTTTCAAAGGAACAGCATTCTTCTGTCTTAGACCCGTTTTTGTTGTAGGTAAAAAGGGCTTATCTATTCCTGAGAACTTAGAAATTGCTTTAAGAAAATCTTTTGCTTGATCAGACTTGTTCATAATATCAACAGCTTTCTTTGCGGCCGCCATGCTATATGTCGTGTCCCACTTTCTACCATCAAAAAATATTCTAGGATTGGTGAGATTGTCAGTGTGATTCATTTTGACTTCTATCCACGAAGTCTCTCCACCATCAAGCGATACTTTTAGATCAGAATACTTAGTAGACACTTTTGGTCTTTCAGAGTTAATACCATCCATGCCGTCTATATAATCAGACACATCTTTTTCATACTTATCGGACCTAGACGATTCCGCTAAAAATGTTTTAAAGGTTTGCATTGTTATTTCCTGTTTACAGTAGTAATAGAGTTATTTATGCTTTTTAGTAATGACTCTACACTCTTCAAATCTTTTCATTGATGTTCTTACACCATACAAATCATCTGTGTTATCAAGTGATGCCGCTAAGAATACAAGTAAACACACTCGCATATACTTCCGTATATCAATTTCTACGCATAGTCGAATAGTCTTTGGGATTATCTTCTTTACCGACAGGTACCATGTTTGACTTGTGCATTGTTGCGATTCCAACTAGGTATTCTCCTGAGTATTCTTTTCTTTCTGGCTTTGCACACGAGTCAACTGACGCCTTCGATTCTGCACTTGCATAGTGTTTTTGTTCACGAACATACGTCTTCTTTGGGACATACTCCTGAAATTTCTTTTCATACTTTTTTCTTTTACCTAAACGATATTCAATATATTCTTGAAGCGTATCATACTGAAGATGATGGCAGTGAGTTCTACGCATCTCTTTATTGTATTTACGCCATTCGAGTTCCATTGCCGATGAATCGATCTTCTTCGGCTTCTTCTTTGATTTTTTGGGGAGATAAACACCCTTCACAATATGCATAGTCATGGATGTATTATATAACATTGTTATACAATTGTCAAGGGTTTAATTGTTAAACTCTAAACCAATAACCACGCCAATATTTCTTTCTACTTCTCTACCCGTATCATATAACTCAACAGCAGGAGTAGCAAAAAGCGAGAAATTTGGATGCACTTTACGAGAAATTCGGATGTATGGAAGAAGTGGTTCAGCATCATAGCCAGTTACAAGAGAAAAGTCAATGCTATTTTTACCATAGTCTTTTCTAAATCCATAATATGCACTCACAGAGTTTTCGCTATTTACAAACAATCCCGCAATTTTATCATCCATTTTGTACTGAATATGTGGGTGTATGGCTTCTGGATTGCCCTCAAAGCCGAGATGTGTTGTCAAAGCAAGACTTAATATAAAATTATTCATGTAATTATTTAGCTTTTACTTGACTTCGAGTTTTAATTTGTATAAATAAAGACGTAAGGGTGCGTGTAACTGTGTTCAATAACACAAGAGGCAAGTGTGATTCTAAGTAACAAAACTACTCACAGATGGAATAGTCGGGGAAGCATTTTATATGCAGGTGGGGTTCCTCCTGACCACGTTATCTATTATTAAAAAAGCGACTTTTCAGGGTCGCTTTTTTTTCGTCTCAAGAAACGTCTTTCTCATAAACATCTATCTTTTCTTCTGGGATACCGTCTTCAATTAATCGCTCTTTTAACCAAAATGGATCGGGGACATTCCATTCAATACGCCTTTCCCCATGCTCGTTGTACCAACTGACACACCAAATCATATCTTGCATCTCTACGCTACCTCTATATTTTAGCGACTTTATGTGTACATAATAACACATCTGTCCTAAATGTCAAGAGTTATTTTTTAGTTTTTGTTGTTTTCTTCTTTGGTTCGAGAGTTGCTACTTTTTTAGCCAATGCGTCTACTTCAGCGTTTAACTCGTCTATCTGTTTTGCGACATTCGGATACTTTCGTCTCCATGCAATGCCTTCTTTATCCAAGATATCAATGCCATATCTTTCGGTTGCCCAGTCTGCGATATCTTCAAACTTATCATAACACCACAAACCTGCTTTTGTATCTTTAAACCATTTCGTAGAAGCGGCACCCAAAAGTGAGCCAGCAATACTACTTACCATCCAAAGCCACATAACTTTCTCCTATTTCAATCCACCAAAGTCTGGTTTCTTTTTATTTCTAAATGAAGTGACATTATCTTTATCGTCATTTCCCCATGAAGGCTTACTATCAGTCTTCTGAGTTGATTGACCATCGTTGACTAAATCTTGAGCAGAATCTTCTGCATCAAATAACTTCATCTTAGATCGATCTAACCCAATGATGAATCGTTTGAGATAGTTGGTATCACCCCACCGATTCTTTAACTGCTTGACCATTAACTGACCAAGACCTTCTAGTTCTTCTGTTGAGATCAAACCAAACATAAAGTCAGCAGTTGCAGGCAGACCAAATGATTCAGAAGTATCTTCAAGATTCAAATCTGAACTGCTATAGCCAGTTCTCGTTGTCTGTGTAGCACTCAAGATTGGAACATTGAACTCTACAGCAAGACCACGAAGTTCTTCTGCGATTGCTTTGATCATCGTGTACGAATTTACATTCGCACCCGCTTTCATTCTAGAACTTGTGCATATATTTAGATAATCGATATAGACCATATCTGGAGTAAAGTTCTTCTTCAGCTTCAGTTCGTTGAGTAGATGACGGAAGTGGGCAGAGCCAGCACTTGCTGTCGGGAACTCTTTGACAATCAGTTTACCAGTTGTCTTATCTTTGACTTTCTTGACTCTCTTCATAAACACATCTTTAGGCATATCTTGTAGACTGTCCATCGTTGTGTTCATTAGATTAGCATCAATACGCTCTGATATCTTTTCTTCTGCCATTTCCATTGTGATGTATAGAACATTCTTACCCGCCATAAGATTGGCTGATGCACAATGAGTCATAAACAAAGTTTTACCAACACCAGTACCTGCAAGTGCGATACTCAATGACTTGCGTGACAAACCACCCTTTGTAATCTTGTTGAACAGATCGAGGTCGAATGCAATCTTGTCTTCTTTCGTGTGATAGAACTCGAATCGTTCTTCGGGCTGTTCAAGGAAGTCGTGACCAATCGCTTGATCAAAAGATACACCAAGTGCTTTACTCAGCAACTCTGGAATCGAACCCTTGTCAAGGTCTTTATGTTGACCATCAAGAACAAGAATAGATTCACGAACAGCATTATAGATGGCTTTGTCTTGACAGAACTTCTCTGTCTTATCTACAAGCCATTCGATATCAGTCTTCTCATCATACTCTAGAGAGTTAATGATCTGTGCCATTGTTTGATACTGATCATCACTAATGTTAGACTTTTCTTCAATAGAGATACGAAGTGCCTCTTTCGTAGGCACTCCATTGTAATCAGATATGTAGTTTATAATCGACTTGTAAACACTTTTCTCAGAGAAGTCATCGAAATAATCATCACTGAGAAAAGGTACAACTCTTCGCATATAATCTTCATTATGTAACAATCCTGATAGAATCGTTTGCTCAAGCATCAGTTACGATCTCCATATTCCCTTCAATCTGAGAATCATCGTCAAGCAAAGTCTTGCTTGCCATTGTGTATTTTTC